ACACCGCCGGCGGGGGTGGGCGAAGACGGCGACGCCGTCGTGGCGGGCGGCGAGCGCCTCGCGGACGAACGACCGGGACGTGACCTCCATGGAGGCGTCGACCCACACCACGTCGGTGCAGTCGACGGTCGGGGTGGCTTTGTGGACCTTGGCGGCGAGGTTCGGGTGGTCGAACCGGCCCGGCGAGTGGATCACCTTCCACGGCGCCGGGGCGGCCAGGCCGGGCTGGTCGGTGAAGCAGACCCAGTCGACGGGGATGTCCTGTGGCGCGGCCCGGTGGAGGGTGGTGTCGATCCCGCCGTAGCAGGCGGTGACGACGACCGCCCGGGCCGGCGAGGGGACGGTGGCCGGTCTGGGCGACCTGTCCGGCGTCGGGGACCAGAGCCGACGGCGGGTGAGGAACAGCCGTTTGCTGTCCCTCGTGTCGGCCCGGCCGAGCCGGTAGGTGGCGTCGTCGGGGGCTTTGCCGTTGGTGTAGTGGAGATGCTCGACGATCGAGTCGAAGGCGTGGACGTAGACACCGCGGGCCATGGCGGTCTGGACGGCCTCGTCGTCGGCGTACTGGTGGGCGTACGCCTCGTGCATGACCCCGGGCCCGTCGATCGTGCCGTGCTCGTCGACGTAGGAGCGGCGGATCAGCGAATGGGTGGAGTGGGCGCCGCTCATCACGCGGGGGTTGCAGATGTCGTTGGTGCCGATCACGCCGGTCCGGTCGTCGGCCCAGCGCAGCGCCCGGGGGAACCAGTCGGGGTGGAAGGCGAGGTCGTCGGCGCCGGTGAAGATCCATTCTTCGGTGGTGGCCCGGTATCCGTCGTTGATCTTGCGGGCCCACGACCCGCGCCCCGCCTCGGTCACGAGATAGTCGGCGCCGGCGGCGTCGAGGGCGTCGATCGTGGGCTGGTCACCGTCGGAGGCGAGGAACAGGAGCCGGTACTGTGCGCCGGCGGTGCCCGCCGCGACGGATCCGATCATCGGTGCGACCCGGTGGGGACGACCGAGGACCGGTATGAGGATGGCGACGGTCGGCACCATCAGTATCCGACCGGTCCTTGCAGCCACGGCATTGGCTCCCCCGGGGGTGACACGGCGATGTATTGGGTGTCGCAGTCGTCGTAGCCCGTCGTGGTGGTGATCGTGCCGAGGCCGGTGCGGCCGGCGGCCCGGCGCACCAGCCGCTTCTCGTTGGCGGTCAGGTACACGTCCGGTGAGGCGTTGGCGAAGCCGCTGGAGTAGCTGTACGCGCCGATCGTTTCGGCCTGCTGGGCGAGCCCTTCCGGGTTGGCGAGAGCGCGGGCGGCGGCGGAGCAGCACACCTTGACCAGCGCATCCTCGGCCCATGAGGGGTAGCCGGTGAAGTCGAGGACGTCGTCGGTCACGAAGGAGACGCCGGCGATGGAGCGGATCTCCACCGACGCGTCAACGAGAGCTGCCTGCGCCCGGTCGTCATCGCTGACGGTCACCCGGACCGCCAGCTGGTCGAGCGTCGCGAGCGCAGGCAGGCTCATCGGATTAGCTCGCGCCGCCGGTGATGACGACGAGACGGTTGTTCACGTTGTTCTGTTCGACTGACGCCGCGCCGACGAACGCGTCGACGAGGGACCGGTCGACGGGGCCGGTGCTGTTCGACGGGTTGTAGTCCCGCAGGTAACGCAGGGCGAGGCCGGCGGTGCTGACCCGCTCGGCCATGGCAGCACCGGCGGGCAGGGCCGGGGCAACATCGGCGAACGCCACGGCGTACTGGTCCATGGCGTAGGCCGTCCACGGGTCGACGGCGTTGGAACCGACGATGGTGAACCCGGCCGCCCGGGTGATGGTGGCGTCCCGGAGGGCGTCGGACGTGCCGGACTGGTCGACCTTGGAGAACCGGTCGCTGCCGAGGATCTCCGCCTCGATGTTCGAACCGACGACGGCGACGCGTCCGTTGCGGGGCACGTTGTTGGCGTTGAGGATCCGGTTCGCTTCGATCAGCATCACGTACGGGTCGGCGTAGTCGTTGATGCTGATCGTGTCGGCCGGGGTGGCCCCCTCGAGGGCGTCGACGATCGAGTTCTCCATGCCTTCGGCGACGGCCCGCATCTGCGGGGCGAGGACCTGGGCGGCGAAGTCCATGATGTCGAGGGTCAGTTCCTCGTCGGTGATGTTGAGGAGCGAGTAGACATGGGTGTCGAGCACCACCGGGACGCTGGTCTCAGTGAGAGTGTCGGCCACCAGCGCGCTGGACGAACGCAGCACCCGGGTCCGGGATGCCAGCACGGCCGGTACCCGCAGAGTCACCGTGTCGTTGAGGGATCCCCGGAAGTTGGCGTCGGGCTGCGTCCACACGAGGCGGGGCAGGACGATCTCCCGCTGGAGGAGCAGAGCGGCGGCCTGCACGATCTGCGCGGCCTTGATGTACGTGTTCGCCACGATGACCTCCTAGGTCTGGTTGGACCGCTCGGCTCCGTGGCGGACCGCGCGGATGGTTCAGATACCGCGGGGGATCGACTCGACGATCTTGCGGATGTCAGGGTCGGGTCCCTCGGCGGGTTCACCACCACCGCGCAGGTCTTCGACCGGCTTGGTGGGAGCTGGTCCGTTGCCGTTGCCGGCGGACGGGTGGTCGGCGAGGTATTCGGCGGCCGATGCCTCGAGTTCCTCGCGGGTGGTGCCGGACAAATAGCGGGCCTTGGCGATACCGGTCTCGTTGGCGACCTGGAGCCGCAGGGCGTTAGTTTCCGCTTCAGCGGCCCGCCGTTCGGCCACCGCGATCCGTTCGGCGAGCTTCTCGCTCTCCGACTTGTCGCGGTCCTCGAGCTCCTTCAGTTTCCGGCGGTGTTCCTCGGCCTCCTTGTTGGCCTTGCGGAGCGCCGCTTTCATCCGTTCGAGCTCGCCGTCGGGTTTCGGGTCGTCGTCTTTCGGGTCGTCGGGCTTGGGTTCGTCCGGCTTCGGGTTGTCAGCCATCTCGGCTTCCTCCATGAGCCATCACGGCTCCGGTTTGTGCTGCAAGGTGGTGGCCCATCACGGGCCCGGTGTCACCCGCCGGCGAGAGCGCGGCGGAAGCTGTTGATCGGGTCGTCGGTCCCGGAGGCGGCCTCGTCCCACAGGTCGCGGTACCGCTGCGAGTTCGCCGGCCACGGCGCGTCGGCGTGGTAGACGGGTTCTGCGGAGCATTGGCAGCCGTCGTGGGCCTCGAAGTTGGCGGACGCTTCGCTGCCGTAGTCGGGGCCGCGGGAGGCGGTCATGGCGCAGAACGCGCAGGCGTTCCCGGCTGCGACCCGGGCCCAGCCGAACGCCTGCGTGTCGGCGGCGACGGTGTCGGTGATGGTGTCCCGGCCGCCGTCGAGGGTGTGGCGCATCGCCGCCGCCGATGACCGGGCCTCGGCCACGTCGACGGCGGCGGTGAGGTCCACGCCGCGGGTCATCGCCTGTTTGATCGACCAGGGGCCGGTCACCATCAGCGACGTGGTGACCGCCTTCACGTCGGCGGGGGCGGCCAGCGACACGACCAGCCCGTCGGTGGTGCCGAGCTCGGCGTGGCGGAACGCGGTCAGGTAGGCGGCCGCCAGCCGGGATGATGCGGCCCGGTTCGACTGGATCACAGGGACCGCCACCCGCAGCCACCGTTCGAACGTGGCGTCCAGATCGGTCGGGTCGAGCAGACCCCACACCGAGCGGAGCTGACCGATCGTCTGTGCCGCCAGGCGGCGCTGTACGGCCTGCTGGAGTTCGGTGAGCTGTGCGCCGACCGCGGTGGCGGCCATCATGCGGCCCCCAGCGGCAGCGCCGCGGGTGAAGGGCCGGACCCGTTCCCGGCCGGGCCGATCCCCGCACCGCCGGCGAGTTGGGCGAGGAGCGCCTCCATCCCGCCGGCCTGGGCGGCGAGCTGCTTGGCCCGCTCCACGTCGGTCTGGGTGAGGATCGACACCTTGTCCCACAGGATCTCGACCGGGATCCCCAGCATCGTGGCCAGCTTCCCCAGGGCGTCGGCTTCCTGCGCCAACGACCGCGATTCGAGATCGGACCACATCACCTCGGCTTCGACGTCGGCGGCGTCGGTCTCGTTGCCCATCACCAGCGCGGCCAAGCGGAGGGTCTGTTTGTGGCCGACGCCGACGCCTCGCTGGGTGCGGCGCACCCTGCGGGTCAGGGACGCCTCGGCGGCCGCGAGCGCCTCGGCTGACAGGTTGGCCATCTGGCCGATCAGCTCGTGGGCGGGAGACTGTGACACGGCGGCGAGGACCCGCACGTCGGCGTCGTGGGCGTTTATCAGCCCGTCGAGCGGTGTCTCATCCAGGGTGCCGAACTTCGTGTCGGGGTCGTCGGCGACGAGGATGTCGTCCTGGCGGAGCCGCTGTTTCGTCCGGGTCCGGTACTCCTCGTCGGTTTCCCCATCGAGGTGGTCCGGTGGGGTCATCCCGGCGATGGTGCGGACCTTCCACGACCCGAAGTGCTGCGCCATGAGCCGGTCATAGGTGGTCTGGTCGATCCGGCCGAGGACAGGGATGATCGGTTCGACATCGCCGGTGGCGCGTCCCCGCAGGTCAAGGTTCGTGGTGTAGCGGACCACCGGGCAGACCGGCTGGCCGTGTGTGCGGGCCTCGATGTAGCTGATCGAATCGCCCGACGCCGTCATCACCAGACGATGCTCGACCTCGGCTTCGTACAGGCGGAGCTGCCAGCCCATCGACGATCCGACCATCTTCGGTGAGGCCCGCAGGGCGTACACCGGCCAGTCGTCCCATGCCGGGTCGTCGTACACGGCGATCATCTGCGACGGGTCGAGCGCCCGCATCATCGGCAGCGGCTCACCGAGCCATGACTTGCCGGGCAGGACCACCGAGTAGGCGATGCCGTAGCCGGTGACCGACTCGTGGATGGCGATCTGGCGATAGTCGAACCCGTTGGCCAGCCACCAGCGCCACGCCTCGACGTTGTCGGCGGCCTTCGACATCCGGTAGCCGTCGACGAACATCTGGTCCGTCACCGCGGTGACGACCCGGCGGCCCCACGGCGCCTGCGACCGGTCGAGGAGCTGCTTGTACTCCCGGGTCGACCAGCGGGGGGAGTGGGGAGCGTCGTGGTCCCAGCGCATCCACCGGTCGATCCGCTCTACCCGCTCCCGCTCCTTGCTCAGCATCGGCCACAGCTTCGACTTGACCAGGCCGATGGCGTCGTTCGGGGAGAGGGTCACCACACCCGCCCCGAACGCTGCTGGCTGGAACAACACCGCCGTGAGCGTCGAGTGGACCGCCACGGACACCGGCTCTGGTGTCGCGGCGGCGCAGCCGTTCCACGCCGTCGGCGCCCAGGCGGTGCAGCTGCTGCAAC